CCGGGTAGAGATTACCCTGCGGCGCCGTGTTCGGCGATTTCGACCTGGTCGAATTCCGGGGGTTCCCTGACTGAAGCCTGTCGCGCAGGCCTGGCACCGCCTTTGGTTGCCATCCGCTCATCGGATCGGAGGCGAGGCGATGACGAACGAGACAGCCGCGCGAGCGGTCGCGGAGATCCGGCAGAGGAGGCGCGCGCGTGATCGGCGCTCGGGACTTGGAGCCGTGGTGGCGGCCCTGGCCCGGGTGGTTGTGGCCGATCCAACCCCCACGTCGCTGCGTCGCGCGTTCGAATCCGCGCTGCTCGATCTGGTGCCCGTGCGGAGCATCCATCTGCACGACCGCGGTGCGGCCGGGCCGCGAAGCTCCGGGCCTCGGCGCCCGGACACCGTCGACATCGAGTGGACGCAAGGGGGCGACGGCCGGCGGATCGCGCTGGCAACGCGGCCCGAGCCTGGGCGGCGGCTCGATTCCTGGGACCTGCAGTTCCTGCACGATGCCGCGTCGCTCGGCGCGGTGGTCATCGCGTTTGAACGCCTTGCCCGCCGAGTGCTCCGCGAAGGTCCGCCAGCCGGGCTGCGTTTCGACGGCGCCGCGCCGTTGATTGGATCGAGCGCCCTCATGCGGGGGCTGCGCGAGCGGATCGAGCGGGTCGCGCAGACCTCGTTCACCGTCCTCATCGAGGGTGCGATAGATCGGCAGTAGAACCCGATAAACATTGAGAAAAACCGAGGTTCGCTAGACTTACGCCTCCGACCACTCGCAGGAAGGATCGCGGACCCTCGTTCCGGACGGGCTCCACGGTGAGGTTGACCCCCAGCCGCCGGAGCTCCGTCTTGGTCCGTTCGGGCGCGTCGGTCAGGAGGCCGACCGTGTCCTCAAGTTGACGCTGCACCCACCCGGGCAGGACGGCGAGCTTGTCGCGGAGCGGTTCCTCCATCTCGCCGAGTCTCGCCGCCAGGGTCCGGAGTTCCGCCTCTCGCGCCTCGATCGCCCGGACCAGCGCCGGAGCCGGCCCGCCTTCCTCGACGGCGTCCACGAGGTTGCGGAGCCGGTCCTCGACCGCGGCGTGTTTGGCGACGAGGTCGGACCGCAGCCGCGGCCGGTTGTCGATGAGGTCATTGAGCGCCGCGGCCAGTCGGCCCGTGACGTACTGCACGAGCTCAGGCCGGAGCAGTTCCGCGCGGAGCCCGTCGAGGATCGCCGCGTCGGCCACCTTCGCCCGGACCGTGAGCCGGTTGTCGCAGGTGGACGTGCCGTTCTTCCAGGAGTTCCGACAGCCGTACCGCGGCGACCCGTGCCCGCTGGTCACGGCCGTGAGGCTGCTGCCACACACGGCGCACGTCAGCAGGCCGGCGAACAGGTGCCGGGAGTGGAGCGCGGCGTCCCCGCCCCGCATGAGCGACCGCCCGGGCTGGCGCGTGACGTGCGCGTTGACGTCGCGGATCCGCGCCTGGACCCGCTCCCAGAGGTCATCCGACACGATCCGCAGGTCGGGCCGGTCGAGGACTTCCCACTGTGCCCGCGGCACCGAGCGGACGACCTGTTGCCGCGTGCCCGGCTTGCGGTCGAAGGTGCGCTGTCCCCAAATCTGCGTGCCGCGGTACCGCTCGTTCCGCAGGATCCGACTCACGGCCGCGTACCGCCAGGCGTGGCCCTTCCACCCGCGTTCCCCGTCGCGCGTGAGGCGATCGACGATCATGCCGACGCCGGAGCCGTTCGCGTACTCCTCGAAGATGCGCCGCACGATCCGCGCCTCGCCGTCGTGCACGTGGAGGCTGTGTCCGATCGCGGTCGGGTGTCCGTCCGAATCCTGCCGGCCGGAGGCGTCGAAGACGGGCGACGTCCGATAGCCGAACGTCCGGCCGCCCGTCGAGAGGCCGCGGCGCAACTGCCCGGCCAGCCCGCGCTTGGTCTTCTTTGCCATCTCGCGCAGGTACAGCGAATCGACGACCCCATGCACCGCGACGAGCGTTTCGGCTTGTTCGTTGTGGCTGTCGATGTTCTGGCTGATGTAGATGACGCGCACGCCGAAGAACGTCAATTGCTGCAGGACGCGGACCGCGTCGGAGAGGTCGCGGGACACGCGCGAGCTGTCATCGACGAGCAGGACGTCGAACGGTGGGGGAGTCGTCGCCACGTCGCGCAGAAGCGCCTGCAGCCCGGGGCGGCCTTCGACGCTGGCCCCGGACACGGCGGCGTCGGTGTAGATATGCGACTGGTCGATCGCCCAGCCTTGCTGTTCCGCGTAGCGTGACGCGACCGCGAGCTGATCCTCGATCGACGTCGCGCGTTGCAGGTCCGTCGAGTATCGGGCGTAGCAGGCTGCTCGCATTGGCGCGAATCCTACACCTGTCCGGGCGTGGATGCGACAGGAGAATGGGAGCCGCGCGGCGCCCGTTCCGCCTCGCGCGCTTTCATCTCCCGGAGAAACCGATCCAGCAACGCGGGCACGATAGCCCGGTCGATGAAGTCGCGCAGCTCCGGCGGTGGTCGGTATTGGTAGCCCATTTCTCGCTTTCAGCCGCCGATCAACACGCGCGACACAGACGCCGGGCTCGGTTCCGGCGCCGACACGGGCGCCGATTCTTCCGCGGGCGCGGGCTGTGTGAGCGCGGCGAGCGCCGCAGTCGCGGCCCGGTGCTCAGCCTCGGCCTGGTCGCGCAGCGCGTAGAGTTGCTCCGGCGCAAACTGCCGGTACAGCGGAACGGCACGCGGCGGAAGCACGGGCCCCTGATTCGCGGCCTCCCGCGGCCGGGTCGCCAGCCCGGCCAGGAGCGCCGTAAACAGGTTCGGCGGCGACGCCGGCCCGCTGTTCGGCGGTATCATCCGCGCGGACCGCAACCGCTCGACCGGATCGGGCGTCGGTGCCGGGACAGGCGGCGCGGTGTGCGTGATGATGATCGGCATAGTGGCTCCCCTGCTAGGCGACGACCGCCTGAACCTTCGCGGCCAAGTCCGTGGCCCAGCTCGCGGTCACGGTGTCGAACTGGCCCGTTCGGTGGAGCACCGTGCCGAGGCCCAGCGCGTTGAGCCTGAGTCTCACCAGCCTGTTGACGATCGCCCCGCCGACTTGCGCCTCAAGGGTCCGCTGCGCGGGTTCGCCGGTCTTGGCGTTGCGGACGGTCGCCAGCGCCGTCAGGTACGCACCGTGCGCGGTCGCCAAGTCGGTGAGCGCCGTCTCCATGTTGCCGATCGCCGTGGTCATTGCGCTTTGTTCGCCTGCCATGATCGTGCTGCCTTTCTGCGCCCGAAGGCGCGGGGTGAGAGACTGATAACTCTCGTTGAACGACTATCCGATCCAGCCTGCCCGGCCGTGTTGCGTCTCGACAAGCGAGGCCAGGGGAGGCGCCGCACCGTCGAGCTTCCGCTCCAGGAAGGCGCCGAGTCCTGCCACAACCATGTGACGGACGATGGCCCCTTCGAGGTACCGCCCGAGGTCTTCCGCCTCGGCGCCGTCCTCCAGCGCCTTCGTCGCCTGCTGATAGAGGCGATAGCTGTTGCCGAGCGCCACGATCGCCGCGTCGAGCCGTTCGGCGGCGCGGACCCGGGCGAGTGCCAACTCAGAAACCGCGGCGACCATCAGCGCCACCCCGTTGAGTGGACGTGTGCCGCGATGGCCTCGACGATGTCGCGCTTCGAGCCGAGGCCGTGCGATTGCAGGACCCGCGAGAGCGTCGGATTCTGCCGACAGAACCGCTGCACGCGACCGAGCAGGTCCTCGGCCTCCTTCACGCCGTACCGGGCGCGCATCCCGGCGCGCAGTTCTTCGTTCGACTGGTCACACGCCCGGTTGAGCGCGTCGAGGCGCTTGTCTGGGTCCTCCGTGCGAGCCGCGGCCAGTTCGCCGTCAATGAATGCGCCCGCGAGCGTCGCCACGACGCTATCCGGCAGTCCGGTCGAGTCGGCGATGTGGAGAAAGTCCTGTTTCACGTCTTCGCGCGTGTCTTCGTCGAGACCGGCCGCGTCGAAGAGCTCCGGGCCACGCCGATCGAAGACGCTGGTGATGAGGCTGTCGCCGTAGAACGCGCGGGCCGTCTCGTCGGGCGTCGGCGTGTCGGCCAACAGGTCGGGGACGCGGGCCGAGCGGTCCGGCACGTCGGCCGCCTGTGAATCCGGGTGATCGTAGAGGACGGTTGGATCGATCATTTTCAATTCTCCTGGTTGAGGGACGGATCGAACGGATCGAAGTCAGCCACGTGGCCGACGGCCTCGGGCTCTTCCACAGCCCGCCGTTGCACGATGCCCAGCGGGCTCATGCTCCGGCACTCAGCGGTGAGCGCGTCTTGCGCGGAGGTCCGGCGTTCCGCGGTGTCGGCAGGGACGGGTTTCATCCACTTCGCGGAATAGTCAGCCTCGCCGATCAGCTCGAAGACGTCGCCAGGCCGGCGCCGGATGTGGTCGTAGTAGCCCATCGCGGTTGCTGTCACCTTCATCAGCGCACCTCCGGTGCAAACGGGTCCCACTCGTGGAGGACGTGACCGACTCCTTGCCGGCCGAAGCCCGGCGCGAGCGCCGCCGGCTGGTCCGGCAGCGCGAAGGTCAACGCGAGCGCGTCGGCCAGGTCGGGCGATCGGCCGAGCCGTTTCTTGATCTGGTCTTTCTCCTCGAGCTGAAACTTGCCGCCGCCGAAGGTGTACGTTGGCTGGGTCAGCTCGGCGACCAGCGCGGGCAGGTCCGGGAGCGCCCCGCCGCGGCGCACCCATTCCGCCATGTTGAACCACAGTTCCGCGCGCAAGTTGCGGTAGCGCGGATCCATCGGCGAGGCGCTGAAGTTGACCGGCACCGCGGGACACCCGGCCACCAACAGGGAGTCCACCACGCCGCCGCCGTACCCGCCCGTGTCGTCAATGAACACGGTCTCCGCGCCCCAGTCCGCGATGCCCCTTGCCACGCGGGCGGCGATCTCCGTCGTGCGCGCGCCTCGCATAATGACCGGCTTGAACGCGGCGAGTCCTTGCCGCGGGAAGAGACACGTTGCGTCGTTTCCGAATCTCGCGCAGTCCACGCCGATCCGCTTCTGGCTCCAGGTGTAGGCGTCTTCGCGCACGTGCCGGTGCATCGCGGCTTCGACGTCCTCCACCGACAACAGGGTGTTGAACGAGTGCGACGGGAAGACCCCGAGCAGGTAGCTTTTGACCCAGTCGTTATCCCGGCCGTACGTCCTGATGGCTTCCCGGGCCCATTCGAGATCCACGCGCGGGGCCCGCTTCGGATCGTCGGGATCGCCGGTCACGACGACGACGAACCACTGATGCCGGAGCGGCCCGGCCGCGGCGTACAACATGCCGTCTGTCGAAATCGGGTTGCCCGCCTGCAGGATCTTGCCGAACGTGCAATTGCTGAGCGCCTGCTCGGCGGCCCGCAGCACGGTCGGCGGAATCGTGCCGCTCTCGTCGATGATCGCCAGCACGTACTGGGAGTGCAGACCGCTCAGCGTCTTCCCCTGTTCGCTGGGATCGCCGCCGTGCGGCCAGGTGCGCGCACTCAAGAACCACGTTGCCTCGTGGTCGCGAGCGAAGATGCGCGTCGAGGTCCACTCGAAGCTCGTCGAGAGGTACGCGCTGCGGCTCATCCACTTCGAGAGCTCGCTCCAGAGGTTGTCTCTCAAATTGCCTTCCGTCACCGCGACGGCCGCGCCTTTCGGGTGCTCGCCGATGTCGCCCTGCACGCCTAAGAACCAAAGCGCCGCCCAGGCTAGACAGGCACTTTTCCCGGGACCCACGCAGGCTTGGAGGGAGATCCGGCGCTTGGCCGGGTCCGGCGAGGCGAACGCTTCGAGCGCGTCCCGCTGCCAGGCGTCGATCGTCTCGACGTGCAGCTCCTCGTGGACGAACGCGCAGATGTTCTGCCGCCAGCGGAGGATCGTCGCGCCGATGGCGGCCAGGTCAGCCACGGGACGCCTCCAACTGGCGAGACGCGGCGATCGCGGCTTCGAGTCCCAGCTTGCCCGAGTGCTTCAGATCGATGCGCTCGCGGAACTTGTCCGGCCTGAGCGCCTTCAGCATGAAGATCAACAGGAGGTCGGAGAACTTCCGGACGCTGCCGCACACCTCGCCCTGGTAGTAGACCGGCTCCGGCCAGCCTTCACGCGCCCGGCGCATCGCCTCCGCTTCGAGGTTGTCGGCGACCGCCTCCGCCGCGTCCTCGAAGGCGTCCCGGTACGCAGGGTCGGCCTTCATCCAGTCGTAGTGTGTCCGGCGCGTGATGCCGGCACCCTTGCAGCCGTGGAAGATGGTCCCGCACTTGAGGTACGCGGCGAGCATCGCTTCTTTTTTCTGCTGTGAACTTCTGTGTTCAAGCGCCGCCGGTTCGGCAGGCTTCGCCGGCTTGGATGTCCGGGAACGAACATTTGTCGCCGCTCGCTTTGTGGCTTGCGTCATCCGTGCACCTCCGCGCTGTCGAATCCCTCGCGCGCCGCCTG